TAAGTTGAGGACCCGACCCCCATCCGATTAAACGAAACCTAGTTTTCAAGGCTAGTCGCCACTCCAATTGACTGCTTAACTTACCATTTTTTGCGGAAGTAGTAGGACTTGAACCCACACGCCGTTTTTAGCGACCTACTGTTTTCAGGACAGCTACCCTTAGACCAACTGGGCTTATACTTCCAAGTTATAATATTCTACTCTTAGAATATCATTGCACGCCAGGCAGGATTTGAACCCACGAACCTTACGGATTGGTTTTGGAGACCAACAGCTTTAGCCACTTGCATACTGACGCATATTTTTGTGGGAAGAATGGGACTCGAACCCATAACACTCACGGCTTCAACGTGATGCTCTACTCATTTGGAGCTACCTTCCCTTATACCATTACTTGTTTTTATCAAGTATTATTTTTCTTTCATATTCTAAATCTAATTTCTCAATCACTGAGAATGGTGAAACACCTATTCCTGAATATGTAATATCTTCAAATCCATTTTCTTTTGTAATTAGGCTTTCATCTTCTGATATTGCACCTGAATATTTATCATATCCTTTTTTATGTTCAATATCACCTGTACTTGGATTATATGATCCCCAACTTGATGATCTTTTTGAACCAATTGGTTCCACATAATAACTTTTACCTGTTTTTAATGACTTAACAATGAATCGTCCTGTTTCATCTCTTTGTGTCATAAATTTTTTGTCGAAATCTAACTTTACCCCATGATTTTATATTTATTTTTTATAATAGCTTCTCACCATTCCGATGGATAATTTTTATGCCCAGCCTAACTGAATAACTGTCATCCACTATGACAAATGTGAACCGTGTGAGATTTGAACTCACGACCTTAAAATTAAAAGTTTTAAGCTCTACCAACTGAGCTAACGGTCCATTGTGTACCTGATGGGACTTGAACCCACGACCTAATGTTTAAAAGACATTGGCTCAACGACTTACGTCTCCAACCGAGCTCCAGGTACATAATTTATTTCATATCTAATATTTCAAAGAACTTATTTAAACAAAAAAAAATCCAAACTTTTTGAGTTTGGATTTATATTTCTTTTTTACATTTATTAATGTTAGCTTATATTAACAATAAGACAAGAAGTATCTGTTCCAAACTTGGTTTTTCTAAACCAGAATTTAAAGGATTTTGATGAACTACTATGTTTACTTATTGCTCTCATGATTTCTAAAATTTTATCTTGTTATGTTTTTTATTCTTTGTTATATATAATAGAAAAAATATCATTTTTTTCTATTTTTGATTTCTTTTAATATGATAGTACAAAAGTACAATAAAGTTTTCAATCTACCAAACATTTATTGAATTATTTTCGATTTATTTTATTTAATCACTATATTTTATTGATAATCTGCTGTTTGAATAATTCCAAACTTATGAAAATATCTTAATGGTCTCCATTTGTGATTATTCACATAGAATCCCCATTTATGATATGATTTTGAACACAATAAAATTGTCCAAGCTCCTTCTTTTGGTATATCTAAGTAATGTCTTTGTTCTGCTTTCATAAAACGTGGCTTCCATGCTTCAGCTAAATACTTAACAGGATTTCCATTTTCATCTGGTATTACATTAAAGTATTTGCCTTTTATTATTATTGATATTAAATCACATGAGTGATCATGAAAAAAACGTCTATCATCTGATCTAAGCCAGTGGTGTAATCTAAATGAATATCCAAAAATAATTAATGTCCATCTATATAAATATGGACATTCTTTTATTCCCATAGGTTCTTTAAACCTTATTTGAAATATTTTTCCAAATGGAATATCCTTAAAATTTTTAAATATTAAAATTTTTTCCATTTTTCATAATTTATTGTCAGTTGGGAAGGATTCGAACCCCCTATCTTTTGCCTGTTATGATATTAACAATATTAATCTCTCATTTTCAGTCATTCTCCACATTAGCTAATTATATTGAATCACTTACTTCTTTAAAATTTTTTCTTATTAATACGATTAGAATTAACTAATCCAACTGCTCTACCTATTGAGCTACCAACCGATCTCTTATATTTTAAAACAAAATTACAATAAAGTTTTTAATCTACCAAATATATATTGTATTATTTTTGAAATATTCATATGCATATAAACCATTTGAATTGACTTCATGATTCTTTGTGCTGTTTTTGTGAGTATTTTTACTATTATAAAGTCCATTTTGTGAACAACTACACAACATCACAGAAACAACGAAAACTAATAATACACTTTTTGATTTCATAATTTATTTTTTAATTATTATTTATAGTACAAAAGTAATACAATTTATTCAATATACCTAATATTACTATATTATTTTTATTTTTTTTATTTCTAAGTCATCAACAGTCGAATTATCTTTTTCTAATTCACCATTTTTATTAAAAAATGATATGTCATTGATTATCTTATCTTTTCCTAATTTATAAAAAGATAGTGTTTCATTACAATCACTTCTACTTGCAAAAATCTCAGGATATTTACAAATTATTTTATATGTTGTCTCACTACCTTTAAATCCAAATGATGTATTATTTAAATATAATTCCTTATCTTTAACTTTAATTACATACATTGGTTCTTGCTTAGTGAAATCTTCAAATGTTCTCATTCCTATTGTTTTTTATTTCTCTTGTTATAATTTCTGTACAAAATAAAATTAATCCAGACAATCCGATAAACAAATAATTGTTGCTTATTTGTTCATCTAAAATAATAATATTATACATAATTATAATATTCGATATCATAACTAATATCACGAAAATATTATTAAATATTTTATTAAATTTTTTCATAATTATTTTTTAAAATTATTAAATTTTTAATCATATGCAATCCAAATACCGTCAAATTCTTCAACTTCAAATAATGATTCATCTCTACGTCTACCTAACATTTTTAAGCTTTGAATAGCTTCATCAATATCTACACCAGCAGCAATAAAATTTCCACCAATGAAAATATTTGGTTTTATTTTTTCATGTTCATTTCGAACTCTATCATATTCTTCTTTGCTATGTTCAATAGCCTGTATTTCTTTTGAAAATTCACTAAAAAAATTATAATTTTTAGGAGTTTTTGAATTTGTAATATGCCAAACTTTCTTAGCTCTTGTGTCCTCAAAAATCGCAGTTTTATGAAAATTTATTTCTAAAAATCTACATATTTTATCTTGTATAATTTCATCTGATGTTTCTAAAATTCTTCTTCTCATAATTTCTTTGTGTTATTTTTAATTGTGTCACAAAGATAAAGTATTTTTTTATCTCTTAAAAATAATTATATAAAATATTAATATTATTTATATTTTATACAATTATTTTAAGATATTATTCTATATCAACATCAAATCTAATACCATTTGAATCATAATAATACATATCAATTCTATCATATGAAGTATACCATTCATCATTTGGAATAGTATAAGAAAAGAAATTATCTTCTTCTTGATAAGGTGCTAAATCATCAAATTTATTACTTAATTCATTTCTACATTCACAAAATCTACCCCATTCAACAGCACCACCATAATTGTGTTTGCATCTATCTTTTCCATATCCATACCATTTAGCGGTTTCTTCCACACTATTAAATCCTAATCTACCTTTATTATCAAGTTCCACACAGGCATCAATAGAATCAATAAAATCTGATACATATTTTTTAAAAACCAAATTTTCTAATTTAGATTTATCAAAAACAAAATTTAATTTTTCAAAACCATCTGCATCACCTTCCATAAAAGTGACTACAATTTCATAACAATCTTTTTTATTTAATTGCTTTTTATCTTTATTAATCTTAAATTCCTTCATATTTTCTAATTTATTACCAAATAAGGCATACCTCCAGGTAGAACATTCCACAACTCTCTAGGCATCAAATACGTCATTTTATCAACTGCTATACCTAAACAAACCAATTCATCAACAGTAACATGAAAATCTGTCCATTGAACCCCATTCTTATCCTCACACATATTGAGAAATGACCATCCATCACCAGTTCCTTTTTTAAAATTATCAGGTAAATCATTTAGCATATCTGATATGTTGGATTTATTTTCTTCCAATTTTTTAACACAAAAATTAGCTTTGGTTAATACACCATCTACTATTTTTGTTTCTACACTATCATTAGATAAACATTTTTTAAAAATGTCGTGTACATTTTCTGCAGTTAGATTCATAATTATTTATTTTTTAAATATTCTTGATATTGTTTTGGATAATTATCAATAATATGTTGTTTGTGTTGTTTTTTACTCCACATATCAGCACAATCAAAAGCATCTTTTCCATCAAGATCTATATCATTATATCCATTAGTTTTAATACTCAAATCAGCACCATGAGACATCAATGCATCTATAACATCCAAAATTTTTGAAGATTTATACTTATTTGATAATATTTCCATCAATGGGGTTGAAATGATATGTTTATAAGGTTTATTAACATCACATCCGCCATTTATAAGATTGACAGCAACTTCCCATTGTTGTTGATCTATTGCATATAATAACAAAGTTTGTAGAACATTACCTCTATCACTAGTATCTTTATTTTCGGGTAAATCTCCTATATAAGAATCTAAATCACCTCCATTTTTAATATATTCTCGTACTTCTTCTAAATCTCCAATCTTAACTGCTTTTATAATATCATTTTTCTTTTTTACAGGAATTGAATTTGTATCAATTTTATCTAATTTTGGGTTACCATAATCAGCAATATATTCTATGAAATCATCTGAATCTGTTATTTTTTTACCATCTATTTCAACTACTGCAGAAGTTTCATCTTCACATTTACCAAGACATATCCAAATAGATTCATCAGAATTTTTAACTAATTTTTTTGCTTTTTTCTGTGTTAGTTTATTAGGATAAAAATCATAACCATCTTCACCATCAGAAGGTGATATACATAACATAACTTCACTTGAGCCACAATTTTTACATTTACACTTCATGGTCCTTTTTTGTGGAGCAACAAATGTCTTGAAATTTGAAACATTTGGTTGTGCACCAGTTTCACTCACACTTAAAATTTCATGTTCTGATGATGTCACATTAATTAAATCTTTCGTGTCAGAATTTCTAAAAACTCTAATGATAGAATCACCTTTACCAGATTTTGACACTCTTTTCCATGATGATGCACGTACTAATGAGTAGTTTGGAAGATCTTTTTCAATGAAATAATCAACAATTGCTGCTACACAATCTGAGGTTTCAATTTTCATATTATTATTTATTATTTACCACAAAGATAATAAAATTATATCAAATAAAATAATTTTTTAATTATATTTCGCATAATTTTCTTCTTCTACTAATATCAATTAAATCTTTCAATTTATTCATATGATGAATCTTTTATAATATTTCCTAATTTATTTTTTCTATCAATTTTTAATTTAAGTAAATTATACTCACTTAAATTATTTATTATTATTTTTTCTACAAATGGCATCATAACATGATCTCTTTTAAAAAAAGATGTTATTATAGTATAATCCTCATTTTTCAATTTTGAAAAAATATAAGGAATTTCTATTATTTCATTAAATGTACCCCAATTACAATAATTAGTTTTCCAATATTTTTTTAATCTACCATTTTTTGACAATTTTGGAATTGAATAGCCTCCAGTAGGATTCACACTATAAACAACTTTAATAGAATTCAATTCAGTTCTAATATTATCAAGTTCAATTGAGCATAAACAAGTACATATAACTCCCTTTCTTGAATAATTTTTAGGTGTGGTAAAACAATAATCTAAATTACTTGATTTAATCATGTTTATATTATTTATAAGATTTTAAGATTTTATCAGTGTCTCTTTTAATATCTCTTTCTTTTATGTGTTCTTTTTTACTATATGTATTTTTACCTTTTGCTATACAAATAGTAACCTTACAAAGTCCTTTTTCATTTATAAACATATTTTTAGCTATAATAGTAAATCCTTTTTCTTTTACTTTCTTACGAATTTTAGACAATTCTTTCTTTTTAAGTAAAAGTTTTCTTTGTCGTCTTGGTTCATGATTATATCTATTACCAAATTCATATTCATCAATATGAGAATTCAATAAAAATAATTCATCACCTTGAAAAGCACAATAACTATCAACAATAGAAGCTTTACCTAATCTAATTGATTTTATTTCTGTTCCAACTAATATAATACCTGATACAAAATTATCAAGTAGTTCATATTCATAAGAAGCTTTTTTATTTTTAATTATCATTTTTTAATTATTAATTTGAGTGTAAAGATACACATTTTTATTTATATACAATAATATAATTATATTATTTAATATAAATTATCAATATCATAATTCCAGAAATTCAATTTTCCTTTTATATTTTCAATTGGAGCATCAAATAATATTGGATTTTTTAATATCCAATGATATGTACCTTTTTCAGCCCAAATTGAGTTAGAATTTATTATACAATCAACAATTTCAACACTTCCTATAATTGAACCAAATTTCATTTTTTTATTTATATCAAATAAAATATTATTTTGTTGTTCTATACTCATAATAGCATCTGATATTTTTTTAGAAGAATGAATCAATACTCTTCCTCTAAAATTAGTTTTCCAACTACGATTTTCAACATCTTTTATTCCTGAACATATTAGATATGACCATGGTTGTTTCACTGAAATTGTTTTCATTATTATTCAAATACGTTATTATCATAAAATTTTTCAATTGCTTCTTTATAAAACAGCACTTCTTTCATATTAATTGGTTTAAAATGATGTCCATCTACACCAACATCTAGTCCATATCTTTTTACCATTTGTCTACCGTGTATATGTCCAAATAGAGTAAAATACTTTTTATCAGCATTTAATGGTTCATGAGTCATAAATAAATTATCTTTTTTATCAAATTCTTTAAATGGTAAAACCTTTTCATCATCAATATTAGTAGAAATTATCAAATCATTATACACGTTTTTAAACCCTTTTTTCAACAACATTTTCTTAAATAAATTAAAATCACCTTTGTAATCTTTATTCATTTCATCAATTTCATAATTTCCTAATATTAAAAATATATTACCATTCAATTTATTAATGAATGAATAATCACCAAAATCACCCAAATTATAAACATTATCATTAGGTTTAACTACTGAATTCCAGAAATTAATCATACATTGATTCATTTCTTCAACTGAAGTGAAAGGACGTTTAGATAATTCTAGTGTTCTTTTACTTCCAAAGTGATCATCAGATGTAAAAAAAGTATCTGGTTTAGAATTAGATAAAAAATCTATTTTATTTTTAACTTCGCTTAAAACATCTTTATAATTATTAAGAACTTTAACATTATAATCGTTTTCAAGTCTATTTTTAATATATCTTTTCATTGGAAATTCATCATCAATTCCAATTATTATTTTCTCACTACATTTTGATATCCATTCACCGACTTCAAATCTAGTAGTTTGACCATACATTCTACCTTCTATTTTTTCTTCTTCATTTGGAATCCAAAAAACTAAAATATCAGATTCATTTAAATATTCTGTCTCCCATTTTACTTGTTCATCAAAATTAAATTTTGATTTGTCTAATGATTTTCTTCTTGGATTAGTAATTACTAAATTTTTATATCCTGATAAATCATTACATATATCATTTTGCCAATTAGGAGCACCTTGAATAGGACCACCTAAAAAAACACACACATTATTTCCTTTTTCTTCATCAAATCTTTCTGGACTTGTTATAATTTTTGTCATTTATTACTTTTAATTTTTATAATATGATATACTCATATTATTTATATTTGTTTCTATTTTAGAATTTCCAACTGACACTATCTACATAGGATTGTTTAAATTTTAAAATTTCTTTATTCAATTCATCTTCATCATTAATAGCTTCTAATTGAGAAATTTTAATCAATTGTTTAGTTTCATTTATAGTAAAAACACGCCTACCACTATCATTAGTAAGAGTATCTATCAACAAATCTGTTCTTGTTTTCATATTTTAATTTTT